TGGGTGGTAATACCATTCTAGGGGCGAAGTCTATCTGGCATCATGTTATGGATGCAGCAGAAGTCGATTATTATACTAATTCAGTTCAGCAGACTAGGCGATTAGGACCAGTTGGGGGTGATCCTGGTAATTTGGCATTACTTAGCTTCAATTCATGGCTTGAGTGGGCACCACCAGGTGCAGTCCAGCGTATTTATTTAGTTGGGAGATCTAAGATTGAATCAGAGTTTGGTGATTGTGGGCGACCTTATGTCCATGCTTCAACAAGCGCTCAGAAGTGTCTTTTAGGTATGCATTCTCTAAGAATTAAGAATGATGCTCATAATATAGGCATAACACCGCTTATTAGTGAGTCAATTATGGCGGCGAAGGCGCTTTTAACTTATATTCATCCTACAGTAATAGCTGTTGAACCAGTTGTTCTTGAAGAAATGGAAAATATTGAGTTAAGGCCAGTGCAAAATTTTGTTGCGGACTATTGGCATACTCCAACCATGCCGTTAGTTGGACGTATGTATTATGACAATAAATTGATAGAGAAGCATACGCCCAAGAAGACAAAGTACGTACCCATTGAGTTAGGACGATCTGTTAATTCTGAGGGTAATGAAATTATTAAGTACTTTAAACACGCTAACTGGACAAATGATTTTCAACCTAGTACCAAGAGACCAGTCATGTTAGGAGATGTTAAAATACACCCTTTAATAACAGGAGCTCAGAAATATGCAGTTACGGCTGTAAGATGCTGTGATTCGCGTTACTCAATAAATGCTTTTAAGCATTATGCCCAGAGAATGGGTACACCAGATCCTGAAGCAAGGGCGCTAACTTTTGATGAAGCACTTAATGGGTATGGCTTGATGAAACACCTTGTCATGAAGACAGGACCAGGTTACTGGTCCATTTGGTTTAGTAGTGGTAAGGAGGAAATATTTAGTCCACTTGAGCAAGTTGTTAGAGAAGATGGTAGTGTAGAAGTTACTCGCTACGAATGGTCAGACCTTGCAAGATCTATGGTCGTACCATTATGGAAAAAGACTATCGTTCAATTTTACGACGAAGCAGAGAAAGATTTAGCTGCAGGAAAAGCTATGAAGACTTTTTGGGTTTCAACTCTGAAAGATGAATTGGTTTCGCATGAAAAAGCAAGGATTGCTAAGACGCGTGTTTTTGAACAACCGTGTGTAGTATACACGCTATTGTGTCGTAAATATTTTGGTTACTTTGCCGATTGGTTTAGACAACGAGCTGGTTTCCGATTACACCATGGAATTGGTAAAGATAAGGATACAGTTTGGGGACGATACTATGAAATTTTAAGAGCTAAAGGAGGTTACGGTTTTGATGTTGATTATAAGAATTATGATGGGACAGTGCAACCAGCGGCCTTTGAGTTTTTCCTTCAAGTTACAGATTACTTTTATGGCTTAGAAAATAGGACTCAGCGACATGCATTAATAAGAACTTTACAATGCAGTCATCATCTTATAGGAGATACTATAGCTGAATCCAGCCAAGGTAATAAATCTGGAAATCCACTTACTGATCTTTTCAACTCTATAACGAATGTTTGGTTGGTATATGTTACTTACCAAATGTGTCGAGAAGCTTGGGGTCCGCGTAATCAAGATGGATCCATTCCACCTTGTGGGATGGAAGGACAGCCAGATGACTTTGATTTTCTCACGTATGGCGACGATGTCATATTGACAGCAACTCCCGATTGCTTACAGTATTTTAATAGGACTAATTTTGCCCACATTGTGAAATATATGGGCTATACTGTTACAGCAGCAAATAAAGAGGCTGAGCTACAACCTTTTGAGACGTTAGAGGAATTGACTTTTCTAAAGTGTCCTTTTGTACAACGTCAAGGTTATGTAGCAGCCCCATTGCCAAAGAAAGTTATTTATAGAGAACTTACGTGGCAAACAAGGGAGTGCGTGGGAGATGAAATGTTATTCAAGCAACGTATCCAGAATGGATTGGATTTCATGGCACACCATGGGTACAAAGAGTACCAACAACTTCGCTTAGAGTTGAAAGAATTAGGCGTAGAAACTGAAGACCGCTTTTCAGATTTCGAAATAAA